GTCGGCGCGGCGATGCATCAGCCCCTCGGGGCTGATGCATCGCTCCCTGTGTTCTCTGCTGGAATCGCGGAGAGACATCATTCCTTCACCCCCTCCTTGACTCGGACAAGAGCAACAAACTCTGTCGCCAAGCGCGGCTGTTCCCGCGGGCGTAGCAACGCGACGCGGGCGGGGAAGTACCTACCGACCCCCTCACCCCCGCCGTTAGGCTTCGGGCTGTTGGGCTCGTGGTAGGCGCGGCCTGGCACGCGACCTGCATGGGCGCTGTGGGGCGGGAGGGGGGAAGTACATGATGAAAGAGAGAGATCTTTCAATCTTTCAATACCTCTCTTACGCCCATGCACCCGCGCCCCGCGTGCGCGCGCGGTGAATGGGTGAAAGATTGAATGATTCGGTTCATGCGAGGACATACACCACCTTCGGCCGCGTCGCGGACGTTTCCTCCTCCTGCCGCAACTGCTGCGTTTCCAGGAGGTTGTCGATGACTTCCTGCCGCTCCCGCTGGGTTAGCCACTGCGTCTTGCGGCAGAGTTCACTGCGGGAGATCTTTCCACCCGCCTTGCGCACTACCCGGACCACGCGCTTCTGCCGGGCGTCGAATACGCCGTCGGCGACCCACTCGTGGGCGATGTAGAGCATCCGCCGCGTCAGGTACGACGACAGTTCGCACGCCCAGCGGGCCGCGTCCTCGTCGATCACCGGCTTCTGGGCGTTCGCCGAACATGCGTAGATCAAGGCGAGGCGACAGGCCTTCTCCTCGGCCCGGGCCCACAGAGACCGGCCCGCCTCGTCGGGTTTGCCGAGCTCGGCGTCCACCATCGCGGCGAGCGCATCGAACACCGCGCCAGCCTCCGGCGTCGCCTCGACCACGATGGGCTGAGGGTGCTCGGGGGCGAGGTTGCCGCCGGGCTTGAACGATCCCCACCACTCGGCGGCCTGCTTCAGGGGTTCGGGGACGCCCGTCGCCTTGGCTCGCTGCCGCGCCGGCGTGTCGGCCGACTCGAACACGAGCAGGCGGGCGATGAACCCGTCGCTCAGGCTGTCGGCGGTGAGCGATTCGAAGAAGTGCTCGGGCACGGTCGTGCCGTAGACGCTCACGCACGGCTGATCGACCACCTTGTTCCGCTTCTTGTCGGCGTAGGCCTTGCCCCGGAAGACCGTATCTGCGCTGCTGTAGAGCTTCATGAGCGCCGTCAGCACGTTGAACAGGTGCGGGGCCTTCTTGGGATCGCCGATGGTGCGGAGGAAGCGGCCGAACTCGTCGATCTGGAACAGGATCGCCGGCTCGGCCTCAACGGCCGTGATGAGCCCGGCATCGGACGCCAGGTCCTCGTTCCCCTCGTGCTCGACCATGTCGGCGGCGAAGAGGACGTTCTTGTTGACTTTGCGGGCGTTGTCCTTGCCTGCCCCAGAGGGGGCGACGCCGACGCAGTAGACATTCGTGCGGTTGCCGCGCTCGTCGCGCACCTTGCGGGCCGCGAGCACGGCCTGGAGGCAGATCCCCGCCGCCAGTGCCAGCACGGGCTGCGGCCGCGTGGCCGTCGCCAGGTTGTGCGCGACCACCTGCTCGATGAAGCCCGGCACGCGGAGCAGATGATCGGGGAACGGTCCCGGGTCGGGTGGACGCTCGGAGCGGGGCCGGTCGCTCGCGGCGCGCCGGCGCTCGGGATCGAACCCGGAGAGGTCCACGCCGCCCATGTCCTCGGGTTTCTCGGCATCGCGCAACCACCCGTGAGGACGCTCGTGCGGCTTGCTGGCCGCGTCGCCGACCTTGTGTTTTAGTTCCTTCTCCGACCACGGCGGCTGGCATCGCGGGTTGTACCTGTCCCACAGCAGCCCGAACGCCGTCTCCGGGTCCAGCCCGAACCCATGCACCATCGCGGTCGCGGCGGCGTAGGTCTGGCCGTGGCCGCCCGAGCCGGAGATCGCGGGCGGGATGCGGTCGAGGTACGCCTCGGCGCGGCGGAGGACGGCGTCGTCGGCTAGAAACGTTCGCGTTCCTAGTGCGGTCGGTTGTGAACGCGGACGTTCGTTGCGCCCATGGCGCTGCTCGACAACCGCATTCGCCAGCGCCGCGACCGCCGCCCCGAGCGTCTCGACATCCACGACGGCGGGCTCGCCCTCGAGCGGGTCGTACGGCTCCCCGCTGGGGTGCATACTCGGGCCGACGACCGTCTGCGCGCCGGTGCTCCGGAGCTCGACGATCATCTTCTTGGTGGCCGGGTCCTGGTGCTTACGGGTCTTCGCCCCCTCGCACACATACCACCAGTGCGATGATGGCTTGCCGGGCCGACCGGACTTCGCGCCCGTCGGCGGCAAGAACGCGGGCGCGAGCACCACCGCCTCCTCGCAGTCCAGGTCCACGTCCACGAGCCAGCCGCTCGGCTCGCCCAGCAGCACGCCGATGTTCCCCGTTCCGTTGAAGTGTTGCGGCAGGTCGGCTTCCGCCAGGCGCAGGTGCGTCCACCCCTTGAGCACGGGCACCTTTGTCCCTGCGGGCACGGGGATCGGCGCGTAGCCGCGCGCGAGGTACCACCTCGCCGCGTCGAGCAGGTTTGCCGGGCCGTCGCTCATCGCTTACTCGTCGTCCACCTTCGACTTGACGCCGGCGCCCATGATCTTGAGCATCTGCGCCGCGTGCTCGCGGTCCTTCTTGCTCGTGCGGTAATCGAGCAGACGGTCGAGGTCCACAACGGGCTTCACCGCGTACTCGAAGCTGTGCTCGCTCCCGGCCAGCCCCAGGGCGTGCGCGATCGCCTGGGTGCAGCGGCTGGAGCGGTGCGTCCCCGCCGCCGCGATCAGCAGCGGCACCTCGGCCCGCGTCTGGCCGTGGTACATCAACCCGCCGACGCTACGGGCCAGCAGCGAGCCCACCCCCTTGGCATCGTTCTTGTCGATGGGGGCCGAGGCGACGTGCCGCCCCAGCACGCGGCCGTCCTTGTCCGTCTCTTCGATGGTGATCGTGATCATCGTGAACTCCTGGTTTAGAAGGGAATCTCGTCGTCGGGGATGCCGTAAGTGGTGCCAACCGGCGCAGGCTGATACTCGGGAAGCCCCTCGTCGCCCTCGAGGCGCGGCGGCTTGTCGCCCAGGCGGTGCGCCACCACCCGTTCGAACTGCTCGCCCGCCTTCTTTTCGACCGTGATGTGCAGCGCCGGCGCGAGCGCCCCGGCCCGCGCGAGCTCGACCGCCTCCTCGGTGCCGCCCGGGACGGGCTCCACCGACCGGGCTCGCCACCACGCCTCGGCCTTGGTGCGGGCATATCCGGTGTGGTCGAAGCAGACCCACTCGCGGAAGTAGTGGTTGAAGCCGACCCGGTATTCGACGCGCATCGTGAGCGGCGCGGCCGGGTCGTTTCGCTTCATGTGGACGTGGTACGTCGTTTCGCTGACGTTGTGCTCCTCGCGCGTGGTCTGGCCGCTGAGGATGCCCTCGGTGCTGGCCTGCGCTTCGTGCTTCTGCTTGTTGGGCTCGGGGAACTGGTGCCCGCACTGCGGGCAGGTCTGGTAGCCAGCCGCGATGAGCGCGTGGCACTGCGGGCATTCCTTCGCCGGGGCTTCGCCCTCGCCGCGATCGTCCGTGGTGACTCGGATGGCATCCACCGGCCCGTGCCGGAGGACGTTGCCACCGAAGTCCAGAACGAGGCAGTCGGCCTTGCCGGGGTGCAGGCGGAAGCCACGCCCGACCATCTGGTAGTACAGCCCCGGCGACATGGTCGGGCGCACGAGCGCCACGCAGTCGATGTGCGGGGCGTCGAAGCCGGTCGTGAGGACGTTGACGTTGCAGAGGTACTTGAGCGAGCCTGAACGGAACCGGTCGAGGATGCCGCTGCGCACGCCCGCAGGCGTGTCGCCGGACACGAACCCGCACTCGACGCCGTGCTTGGACTTCAGCACCTCGACGATGTGCTGCCCGTGCCGAACGCCCGACGAGAAGATCAGCGTCGCCGTGCGGTGCCGCGTGTGTTCGACGATCTCGGCGCACGCGCCCTCGACCAGGGCGTCCTTGTCCATCAGGTCCTCGACCTCGCTGGCGACGAACTCGCCTGCGCGGACGTGCAGGTCGTCGGTGCTGACCTTCTGGAGCCCCGCCTTGGTCCGCAGCGGCGACAGGAAGCCCTGCACAATCAGCTCGCGCACGCCGACCTCGAAGCAGACGTGGTTGAGGATGTTGCCGGGCTCGCAGATCGGCCCGGACTTCATGCGGAACGGCGTCGCCGTCAACCCGATCACCCGCGCCAGCGGGTTCACGACTTTGGCGTCGGCGATGAACTGGCGGTACATCCCCTCGCCGTCGGGCGGGATCAGGTGCGCCTCGTCCACGATGAGCAGATCCACAGGCCCCAGGTCGCACGCCCTTTGGTAGATCGACTGGATACCCGCGATGGTGACCGCGTACCCCAGGTCCTTGCGCTTCAGCCCCGCCGAGTAGATGCCCACGGGCACGTCCGGCGCGATGTGCCGGAGCTTGTCCGCCGCCTGCTCGAGGAGTTCCTTGACGTGGGCAAGGATGACGACGCGCCCGTTCCACGGCCCGACCGAGTCGCGGCAGATCGTCGCGATCACCGGCGTCTTGCCCCCGCCGGTCGGGATGACCACGCAGGGGTTGTCGTCGCGGGTCCGCAGGTGCTCGTACACCGCGGCGACGGCTTCGGATTGGTAGGGACGCAACTGCATCAGGCGTCAGCCTTCCCGCGACGGCGCAGGAAGCGACCGCCCGCTTGTGCGAGGGTTTCCTCGTTGACGTTATTGGCATCCGCGTAGCTCAGCAGGCGCGCGGCGACCTCCACCTCGGACAACTTGAGCTGGCGGAGCACGCACCCAATACAGAAGGCGACGCCACTCTCGGGGCCGTCACTCTCCTGGCCTTCGGTCTTGGTCGAGGCGGTGGTTGTAACCTGCTCTTCGCCCCATTCGACGGTGACTCGACGCCATTTCTCAACTTGCGTGCCCATGATTGCTCCCCAGTTTGGTCATCCGCGTAATGGCCACCAGCACCTTGCCGCCCGGCGTTACCGGGCCGCGTTCCACTTCCAGCCGATCGATCTGCGAGTCGTCCAGGTACGCGCCCCCTTTGGCGAGCGCGTCCAGCAGCGCCTTCTGGACGTTGTCGAGGTCGCGCCGGCGGTGATCGGGCGGGCACACGGTGACGCGCACCGCCAGCCGCCCGTCCATCCGCTCGATCTTCATCGCCGCGAGGGTGGCGCAAACGTCCTTGCGGTATCGCCGTCCCTCGCGGCTGATGACGGTCCTCGGACCCACACGCCGCCAGATGTGGTTCACACTCGGCGGGTACGGGAGCTCGAGGACTCGACCAGATGGGCTTATCGCTTCCAGGGCGGCGTCCCTCCCGCGCTCCCCGGACCAACGCCCGCGGGCACGCGAGCGCCCGGAGCGCCGCCGCCACCGTTGCCGCCCTTCTTGGCGTAGCCCTTGATCACGTTTGTGAACTCGCCGTTGTCGTCGCGCTTCTTCAGCCCGACGTTGATCTCCAGCGGGATGTTGTGGAGCTCGACCGAGTCCTTCGGGGCCATGACCCCGACGGCGCGGCAGATCGCGGAGAGTTCGCCGCGCGCGATCTTCACCGTCATCTCGCTCTTGTTCTCCAGGTTGAGCCGCGCCCACACGAGGCGACCCTTGTACTCACCGTCGATGATCTGGAACGTGGCCTGGAGGTACTTCCCGCCGCCGGCTTTCGTCGGCTTCATCTCCGTCTCGGTAATGACGGCGATGTACTTGCCGGCGGGGATCGGGTCGAGGGCGACGGAGGGGTCCACGTTGTTCGCGTCGAAGTTGTTCAGGTTCGCCATGGGTCAGAGTCCTTTCAGTTGGTTGCGGCCGCGCCCTCGCTGTGCGCGGCGTCGGTGTTCTGGGTGATGGGTGCGGTGGGGGCGGACTCGCCGCGCGAGGCGGCGACGTGCTCCGCGAAGACCCGGTAGTCGAGCGGCAGTTCCTCGGGGAGGTTCAAGCGGTTCTTGGCGACGTGCGCCGGACGCTCGACGGTGCGGATGATCCGCTCACCGGTGCCGACGCCGTTGTGCTTGGCCTTGTTGAAGGCCTCATCCACCTTGACGGTCAGCACCTTGTAGGTGGCGAAGAGCACTTCATCGGCCCACTCCTGCACGAGCGCGGAGGCGAGCTTGTGCAGCCGGGGGGAGTAGCGGTCGTACGGCACGGTCTCGGGGTTCTCGAACTTCTCGATCTTGGCGTGGGCAATGACGATGACGGTCATGCCACGATCGCCGCGGAGGGCGTCGAGCGCCCCGAGCACCGTCCGCCACTTCTCGATGGCGAACGCGTACCCCTTCGCGTACCCGATCTTCTCGATGCTCTCGGCCTGCTCGTCGTCGCAGACTTCGCGCCAGATCAGCCGCTCCAACCAGTCGAGCGAGTCGATGACGACGGTCCTGTACCCGTGCTCGCCGGAGTAGAGCGACTCCAGCGCCGCCATCACATCGCCGAGCGACCGCGCCAGCGGGAACGACTCGCACTCGATGTCGCCGAGGCCGTCCTCGGTCGGGATAAAGATCGGGTTCTCAGCCATCGCGCCGAAGGTGCTCTTGCCGATGCCGTGCGTGCCGTACAGCATCACGCGGCGGGGCTTGGGCCTGCGGCCCTTGGTGATCTGGTTCATGAGGCTGGCTGCGGTCATGGGTTCTCCAGTGAGGTCGAGATCGTGAGGAAGGATGTCGCGGACAAAGTCGCCCTGGCCGAGGCGGACGAGCGGCAGCATGCAGTTCAGGAGGTGTGGCCCCTCTCGCGTTCGGGAGGAGTGGAGTCTGCTCGAGTCACGGCGAACGCCTTCTCGCCAAACTCGCGCCGCGCAAACCCCACAAACACCTGATTCAGCTCCTGCCCAACCTCGGTAGTGGCATCCAGCACGATCGCTCGCCGATCAGGATCTGCGGTGAAGCGAGCATCCAGCCTGGTTCTTGACTCCCCTCGCAGGCTCTCGATGGCGAGGATTGCGAGGTCAAGCGTGGCGACCACGTCAGGGAAGTGAACGCTGGAGTCGAATGCATAGCGGTAGACGTTCTGCGACATGGTCTGTCCCTCTGACGGTGATGGCCGACTACCGGATACCTACGCGGTGGCGTTGCGCGAATGCGCGCTACAGGTAGACGCGCAGCCCGGCGTCCTCGAACAGGCGCTGCAATTCGGCGAAGTGCCGCGCAGCAGCGCGCCGCGACAAGCCGAGTTCCGTGCCGATCGAGTTGACGGTGCCGCCCCGAGCGAGCGCGTCCATGAACAAGCGGTGCGTAGCCGAGGGAAGACGCTCCCGCAGGTCCGCGAGATCACGCGCAAGATCGTTCAGCCGCTGCCGTGTGCTTGCTGCTTCCGGAGTTGTCTGATGCCGCTCGACGAGTCGCCCCGAGTCGTCGAGGATCTGATCGTTCAGCGAGCACTGCTCACGCCGGCAGCATCGCTTGTCCGCTGATCGCTCGCGAGCGAGGGAGATGCAGCGCTTGTCGAGCACGAACGAGGCGAACGTGGTCCATGCCGCCACGGCGGGATCGAACCGCTTCAACCGTCGCCACAGGTGGAACCGCAGTTCCTGGACGACATCGTCGAAGTCGCTGGACGTAAAGCCGGCGACGCGGCAGAGACGGCGGGCCTTGGATCGGATCAGATGGGTGGTGTGCGGGTCGAAGGGGTCGTGGGTGGGATCGAGCATTGGCGAGTGATTCCTTTCGCATGCAGACCATCCGTGTGACGGTCTGAACGAGAGGAATCAGGGCTCGCCGTCAATGACTGGCGGCAAAGTCTTCTGTCATCGAACTGTCATTGAGTGACTTGGGATGGCGACGGTGACGTCGGCGCCTCGGATCTCGACACCACGGACATCCCGCGTTTGAGCGTGTACTGGATTCGCAGCGACGGAGATGCGTCCAGCAGTTTTGAATTAAGCCGCGTCAGCAACTGCGAGATCTTGGCCCGCTTTCCCGAGGTATACGGCTCTTGCCACACAGCACCATTGCCGGAGTTCATGAGCGTGCCGATCTCCGTATCCACGTTGCCGAGCACCGCGGCTACGAACTTCGCCTCCAGCGCCGTGAGCTCACATGTGTGTCTAACGCCGCGGAACACGATGGTGCGAGGCGGGAACACCCCGTCAGCGCCGGCAGTCGCAGCGAGGTCCGGCTTCACTTCGATGCGGGCCGGGTCCGTGTGCACACCACCTGCCGCCGCGAGGCGCTCAGCGCCAATGAGCGGAGGTCCGGTTCTGTAGACAGGGATGGAGACACTGGCGACAGACCGAGGCGATGCCTGCTGGGCGACTTCAGCCAGTCGGGCACCGACATCCACGCTGCCGCAGATGGCATCCGCCAACGTCACCCGGGCCAGCCAGTCCTCGGGAAGGAGCCGCTCCCCGCTTGTACGTTCGTCGATGGTCATGTAGAGAGTGGGCTGATGCAGCGCCCACTCACGGGCAAGGTACTTCTCGTCCCCGCAGATGTCCGCCACGCACAGGTGTGACGTGCGCTGGGCGTTCTCTACCCGGAAGACGCCCTTGCACAGCGGCTTGACGTCGCCGGCGCTGGCGACCAGCGACGCGACGAATTCATGAACCCCATCAGGCTTGAGCGAAACTCTCAGCTCGGCATGCTTCCGCTTTCCCGTGCGATGGGGAAACACGGCGCGCTCGCACTCCGGGCAGCGGTAGTCGTGCCCTGCCTCGTCAAGCCCGCCGAACAAGTACACCTTTCCTGGACAACTGCGGTTCTTCGTGAAGCGGAAGTCGGCGTCCTGTGGGTCAGCGCACTTGACATAGTGCTGATGTGTCGCGGCAACTAACCCATCGCGCTCGAGTGCCACGGCCGCCTGGCGCAAGCCATCCGACGGCTGACGGATCGCTGATCCATCGCGGAGCAGGAGGGCGATATCGTCACGACGGACGCTTGAATCGCTTCTCGGTGGAGAGGACGGTGATGCCATGAGCGTCTCGCAGATGATTCTCGAACTCGACCCGTTCCAAGGCGTTCAACCGGTGATCGGAGTAACGAACCACGTTGCCCTGTGCTTCGCCTTCGGGCGCATCCAGAATCAGGCTGACGCGCTTCTTGCGGAACATGACCTTGACGCTCTCGATGTCTTCGATCCTCAGCTTGCCGATGGCCTTCTCAAAGTGAGCGATCGCATCGCCAATCGACGTGGCGTCATTCTGCCGAAGGCGGATTGCGGGCGAGCCCGCCAGCGGAGAGCTGCCATACGAGATCTCGACCAGGACGAGCGGACCGTCCGACACGTCGCGGATGCTGGTGAGGAACGTCTCAATCTGATCGGGATCGGTTGCGACGTTCTCGTTCTCGTACTCGCACTCCTTCTTGAAGTAGGCAGAGGCGATGCGATTGGCGACGTCGAGCGGCGTGTCAATGCTGACCGAGGAGATGTCAACGCGGGCCGCATCAGCCGAGAACGCGAGGATGATCCACTCCGACCTGTAGCCGTGGATCACGCCACCTCCGGATCGCACCAGGTGGTCGGGGCGCTCGGCACGCCGGATGAACACGAGGACCTGATTCTGACGGGTGATGACGCTCTTCAGCTCACTGGTGAGACGGTCTCGGCGCGACTTGTCGAAGGCCGCAAGAATGGCCTTCGCGGACTTGTCGTTCAAGAACGCTGCGAAAGACTCCTTCTGAGCGCGTGGCTTGCCACGGAGGCGCATGCGCGCGAAGCCGGACTTGTGGATCTTGTCGAGGTGGAAAACCAGGCGCAGGTCCGACCATCGCTGCTGGTAAATGGCGAAGAGGAGCGCCGTCTTATCCGGATCATCGTCACCCTTCAAGCACGAGGTGACAACGGCGTCTGGCAGAGATCCGCGAGCGAAGTCGAGAACAGCGACCTTGGACTTGAACTGGGAGAACTGCTCAACCAGCACATATGGAGTCAGTTCACCGTTGAGCTCGTGGACAGAGTCTCGCATCTTCTGGGTGGATGCCGTCTCAAGCCCATGCGCCTCACAAATGATGGAGAGTTGACGCCCAGTACGTCGCGAGATCCATGCTCCCAAGCTGCCGTTGCTGGCCTGCGCCAGCACGTGCTCGACGTGGACCTCGAGGTCGTCCTTCCAGAATGACTGTGACGGTGATTTCGGTGCCGGCATCGTGTGATTCCTCGCCACGAACGCAGCACGCTCTGGCGCAGCCCAAGTCAAGATGACCCGGACGGAATCCTAGCCGACTGAACTCACGCAACCGGGTACGAGATATGGTACGAGCGTCCCGTGATGTCCACCACCGGTCATCAACGGACGAATCGCAAACCCGTTCAAGAGCCGAACGCAACAGAGGTGGCGATAGCTCTCCACATGGCTCGCTGCTTCCGCCAATCCGGCACCGCCGCGACGGGCCGGAGGTCGCGCTCCGTGATCGGGTCCCGCCCACTCTCGACGCGCGGCAGGAACAGGATCGCCTCCTGAATGTCAGGCGCGAGATGTAGCAGGTTCATGACCTGCGTAACGCGGGCGCGGGTGACGTGCCCGAGGCGGGCGATGTCGGCGAGGTCGAGCACCACACCGTCACGGATCAGCTGCTCGAAGCGGATGGCGAGCGCCATGAGCCGCGTCACGCGGGCCACGTTGCCGGGCGGCACGGCGGCGCTCGCACGCCTCTCGCCGACGATCGCCCTCTTCTTCCCGCGGCGCGTCGCCTGGAAGTGGACCTTGAACTCGATACGCGGCGATGCCGGGTTCGTCATACCGAAACCTCCTCCTCAACCTCGGCCGCGATCGCCTTCAGGCCATCCGCGTGGAACGTCAGCGAGACCGTGCCCGCCGCGCCGTCGTAGTCAACCTGCTGGACGAGTAGGCGCACCACGCGAGCCTGCTCCTTCGGCGTCAGCGTCTCCCATACAGGGTCGAACGCGGCCAGAGCGTCCGCGACCTCCCGCTCGTCCACGATCTGACGGCTGAGGGCGACAGAACGCTCCCGCAGCGCGGTCATGGCCTGCTCGCCCGTTCGGATGCGCTCGTTCAGTTCCCCGAGCCGCGCTGCCCCGACGCCGTTGGATGCGCCCGCCTCGGTCGCCAGCGTGCGGACCTCGCGGTAGTGGCGCTTCAACTCCCGCTCAAGCGTGCCCCGCTCCGTCTCCAGTGCCGCGATGGCGTCCTTCGCCTGCTTCCGCGAGTGCTTCATCGTCGCGCCGAGCAAGGCGGGGTCGCGCCCGATGGCCCGGATCTGCTCAACCACGAGGCGCTCGATCTCGGCGGCGGGGATGGACTTCGACGGGCAGGTATGCCAGCCGCGTTTCTGCGCCCGCAGGCAGACGTAGTAGCGGTACTGGATGTTCCCGTTCTTCGTCGAATAGGTGTGCCCCATCGAGCAGCCGCAGGGGGCGCAGTGGAGCAGGCCCTTCAGGAGCGCGCCGTACTTGTTGCGGACGGCCGCGCCGCCCGTGCGCCCGTTGCGGGCCAGCAACTGCTGGACGCGCTGCCAGACAGCGGGATCGACGATGCCCCGGTGCTCCCCGCCGTGGACTTCGTTCTTGTACTTCACCTTCCCGAGGTACGCGATGTTGGTCAGCAGCTTGAACACGCTGTTCTTGTCGAACGGCTTTCCCCCTCGCACCTTGCCCTTCCGCGTTGTCCATTGCTTGTTGAGCCACTCGCGGCCATCGATGGCTTTGACAGTGGCGATCAGCGACTGGTGCTCGAGGTACAGCCCGAAGATGTCGCGGACGCGGCCTGCTTCCTCTTCGTTGACTACCAACCGGAACCCTCGCGGGTCCACGTCGTAGCCGAGAATCGGGTGCCCGCCAGCCCACTTTCCCTTCCGGCGCGTCGCGGCAATCTTGTCACGCGTCCGCTCGGAGATGATCTCGCGCTCGAACTGGGCGAACGACAGGAGGACGTTGAGGACCAGCCGCCCCATCGACGAGGCCGTGTTGAACTGCTGGGTCACGGAGACGAACGAAACCTTGTGGCGCTCGAACGCCTCCATCATGCGAGCGAAGTCGAGCAGCGAGCGGCTGAGCCGGTCCACCTTGTAGACCACGACGCAGTCGATCCTGCCCGCCTCGATGTCGGCCATGAGCCGCTTGAGCGCCGGCCGGTCCATGTTCCCGCCGGTAAATCCGCCGTCGTCGTAGCGGTCGGGCATGCACGCCCATCCCTCGCCCGCTTGGCTCCGGATGTACGCCTCACCGCTCTCGCGCTGAGCGTCGAGCGAGTTGAACTCCTGTTCGAGGCCCTCCTCGCTGCTCTTGCGGGTGTAAATGGCGCATCGCACAGCGGGGAGCTTGCCGGTGATCTGGTTGGGTCGTTGTCGGCTCATCGCGCCTCCGCGTCCTTGGGTGCCTGAATCCCGAAGAACAGATATCCGTTCCAGTGCGCCCCGGTGACCGCCTGCGCGACCGCCGAGAGCGACCTGTAGATCGTTCCGTCGAAGTCAAACCCGTTTGGTAGGACTCGGACCCGGATTGTGCGGCCCCGATACACCCGCGTCAGCAGCGCACCCGGCATCGGGAGCCGCGCGTCGGCGGGGGCCTCTACCCGCTTGGTCACCACGCGGCCACCCGGGGCGCGGGCCGCCACCTTGACGGGCTCGGCCCCGACGGGCGCTCGCGTGCGGAGGTCGGCGTCGTTGGCGATTTCCAGCGCCCGCTGCCGCGCCCGGTCGGGCAGGCCGCCTTCGGCGTTGGCCTGAATCCGCCACGCGATCCGGCGGACGAGGAACTCCTTGTGGAACGAACGCGTCTGCTCGCCGAAGACCTCGGCGTACTCGCGGCGGAGTTCGCCAACGGTCATGCGCCGCAACTCGTTCACCTTCTGGCCTACGTTCAGCAT